TGCAGTTGACATAATATATGATATAATAATCATATATAAAAAGCCACGATAGCGGATCCTAATGAAAAGGCTTATCGCATTAGCAGCACTAGCTGCCCTAGTAGCACCAGTACACGCAGGTCAAAGACTAAGCGGGGCTGGTGCTTCTTTTCCATCTAAAATATACAGTAGATGGTTTTCTGATTTCTCAAAAGAGAAAGATAGAATTAGAGTAAACTACCAAGCAATCGGTAGTGGTTCAGGTCGAAAAGCATTCCTCGATGAAACAGTAGACTTCGGAGCATCCGATGATCCTATGAAAGCAAGTGACATTGCTAAAGCAAAACGAGGACTAGTTCAGATTCCTATGACTGGAGGTACGATTGCCTTTGGTTATAATAATCCTGGTTGTGATCTAAAACTTACACAAGAGCAAGCAGTACAGGTTGCTATTGGTGAGATCAACAACTGGTCACAGGTAGGATGTGATGATCAGAAAATGACTTGGGTATATCGTTCTGATGGGTCTGGTACTACTGCTGCTTTCACAAACTCAATGAATGCATTTAGTAAGAAGTGGAAGTTAGGTGTAGGTAAATCTGTTTCTTGGCCTGTAGGTGTAGGAAACAAAGGTAATGCAGGTGTTGCTGGTAATATCAGAAATACACCAGGTTCTATTGGATATGTTAATCAGTCCTATATTAAAGGTGAAGTAGTTGCTGCTGCACTACAGAATAAGAATGGTGAGTTTGTTAAACCATCTGTTGAGGCAGGTGCTATATCACTTAATGGTATTACATTAGATGAGAACTTAGCAGGAACAG